CATCACAAATCAAAAAGTCGGGCGGACATTCCGTGAGATCGAAGTAGATGATGGCCCCGGTGGGAATAGCCGGTGGCAGCTGCTGCGCAATCGCCTTGGCCACCAAGAGCGGCGTCATCAGCACGTTGTTGAGCGTGCCGGCGATGGCCTGCTCTTCGGTTGCGATCGCACCGGATGCCAGCTTGTCGAAGGTGATCACCGCATTTGCGATCTTGTCTCCTGTCACTGCACCAGTCGCAATCTTTCCGGCTTCAACCGCGGCCGCGGCAAGCTTGACCGCAGTCACAGCCGCGTCTTTGATCTTGGTGGTCTCGACGGCGGAGTTGGCCAACTGGGTCGCCGTGATGATGGCGTCTGCCATCATGGCCGCGGTGATGGTCTTGTCCTTGATCCACGCCAGAGACTGCAGAGCCGTTAGGAACTGCAAAGGATCCGGAGTGGAAGACGGAGTCATCCCGGCGGCGCGGATCACCGACACGCGCATAGCCGCGACCAAGTTAAACCAAGCGGCACCCGGGCGCGTGGCCATCACGCCTGATACGGGGTCGCCAGCCTGAGCAAAACCAAGAGAAGTCAGCTCGGTGTAAGTCGGAAGCGTCTGAGAAGCCCCATCCTGCCAGTGGTCTACAAGCTGGCCGAGTTCAACAGTGGTAGCCATAGTTACCTCAACTTTCGTATTCAAAAATAACTTCTGCATGAGCCGGCGCGTTCTTCCGGATCAAGCATTCAAGGAAGGAGATGCCCCACGTCGACAGCCTTTCATCCACTCGTGAGATGGCCGTGAAGTAGGATCGATTTGTGGTCAAAGATGTACGCACAACCAGCACGTAGGCGTGCGCCCAGTCGGCGCCATAGAGTCGCGAATCGACGCGTGAGTCAACCGAGAAAGGGGCAGCGCTGCCGGTCTCAATGTCGATGTCAAAGATCGCTCCGAGCTCTCGGTAGAACTCTTTTGTCAGGCCGCTTCGGCGCACCAGCAGAAGGAGCGCTTGACGCATCTGGGCTTCTGTCAGGTCGTCGACAGCCTGCATGCACTCGTCCGGAATCCCGTAGACGCGTAGCCAATCCTCAAAGGTCTCAGTGCAAGTTCTCGGATCCGCCTCGTCGATAAGTCGCATCGCAATCGCATCGATGCGAGACAAGACGTTTGCGCCGGATGTGAGAACGGCGCTTCCGGGCGATCCTTGCTGCCGCGTCCAGGCCGGCCCAGGCGGCAGCAGATTTGTCAGCGCCTGATCATAGTCACGATCACTCATAAGTCACCTCACCGACGACCAAGAGCTGAGTCGAGTCAGCAGGAACGTCCGCGGTCGGCTCCAAAAGTTCGTAGTCTTCCTCGCCAGCAGCCGAAGAAATTGCCTGCTGGATGTGAGTGAGTTTCAGCGCCTCGCCCGGATGTGCCTCCTTGATGAAGAGGCTCTTGAGCTCAGCCTCGACCTGAGCTCGGACGCTTTCGGAATCGGGGATCAGGTCTTTGATCCTGAAATTCACAGGCTTGGCAACGGGGGCGACGACGTATGGAGTCGCAGTGACAGGAGCCACTTCTGCGATGTAATCCGAAACGATCTGAACCATGCCTGATGTCGGGATTCCGTCCTCGGTCATCCCGTCAGTCGCAAAGCGGACGACGACAGTCCCGATACCCTGTTCTTTTGGGAAGCACCAAGCACGTGTTACCCCCGGCACCTCTTCAGCCCAAGCGATGTAGTCTTCCTTCGCTCCACCGCGAGGAGGGTTTTGAAGTCGAAAGAGCAAGCGCTTGCGCAAACTCTCATCGCTCTCGGCTTCGGCACCGCCGGCCATTTCACTTCCGACTGCTTCAGCATCCACGCCGACAACAGGACTTACAAGCGTGTAAGTCTGACTGGCTTCGCGATTTCCGATCGTGCCGGTTTCCAGGCACTGCACCGGCACCGTGTAGCTTCCGACTTCTGGTTCCGCCGTTGTCTCGTAGCGCGTCTGGTCATCAGCCATGAAGATCGTGCCGACCGGCAAAGTGGCCCCTTCGGTGTAGCTTACCGTCAAGGTGCCCGTGGCCTTGCTAGCCGCCCGGCGGTAGATCCCTTGGATCGACGCCTGTCGCTCAAGGAACTGCTTTTCTGCAGTGTCCGGAAAGAGCTGCTTCAGGATCCAGGTGATGAAGCCGTACAAACCGTGACAGGCATACGCAAAAACCTTGGGCAAAACTCGAAGGTTCGACTGGCGGAGCTGTTTTGCGCCGGCTTCACGCTCGGCGTCCGTTGTCATCTGCGTGATCAGCTCACGCAATGTGGGGCGGTCAAATGCCATTTTTCAAACCCTTCCAAACGTCCGCAAACTGCAAACGGATGTTTTCGTTGTCGCGAGAGATCTGTACCGAAAGGTCCACCCTATCGAGACCATTACGCTCGACAGCAACCTCCACCTTGTCTGCAACGCTCTCTTTGACAAGCCAAGCCGAAGCCTGCTCGGCGTAGTCCTTGCACTTCTGCAAGGTCTCGGCCGTGATCTTTTCTCGGCTCAGAAGCCAAAGCCTTGAGCCCGTGACGGTTGTCGGATCGTCTTCGTAGGTATCTCCCCAGAAGCCGTTTCGACGGCCGCCTTCGACCTCGTCGTCGTCACGTGATCGAGCCCAAGAAAAAAGCGAGATGATCACGGAGCGAACAAGCTCATTGCCGGCGTACTGCGACATCTCGCTCGGTACACCATTGACGATCAGAATCTGCTGCATGAGTCACCTCACTTTGCAGGGCCAGTCGAGCCGCCCTGCGGGCAATCGTGCGTGTGTCCCTTCAGGCTGATGCCATCGGCAGTCACATCGCCGCCCGTTACCGCCAGGGACCCCGTCACCGAAGCACCGGATCCGCCGCTGACGGTCATGCCGCCAGTGCCGTAGATCTGTCCGGAAACCTTTAGCGTCCCCATGATCGAGACATTCGACTCGATCATGGTTTGCGGCGCCTTGAGCGAAACGTTTCCGGTCACCTCGGCCGACATCGATCCGCCCACCGTCGCCGTGAGGTTTTTCGGTGTGGTGACATCGATGCCATCACGCTTCAGGTAGAGGCGCTGTCCTTGGTCATCAAAAATGGCCACTTCGCCTTCCTGGACCTGGAGTCGGTACCGACGATCGGCCGTCACCGCCACTACGCCGTGACTGCGATCGCCATTGAAAAAAAAGCCGAGGCATTCCGCCCCGGCCTTAGCCTTTGAAGTCCATCCGTATGGCTCGAAGTGCTCAAGCCCTTCACGGATCTCCCCCTTTAAAAATTCGCACTGGAGTGTGCGCATCTTTGGCTTGTCATCTGACATCACCAAAGTCCCGCGCCCAAGCAGTGACTTCAGTCTTTTGATGATGCAAAAACTCATCATTGCACCTCATCGAGCCACGACGATGTTTGCGTCTGAGACTCGGAAAGAGTCGGCGCCGCTTCAAAAGCCGCGAGCGGCGCAAGGTTCAAGGTCGCGGTGCTCCCCTGATCCGAAAGTTGGTACTGCACTTCTGCAAGCAGAAGGTCATCATCGATGCCGAAAAAGTTGTCTCGCACATGAACCATCGTGTTCGGCGTCCATAGCTTTCCAAGCGCATCGCGCCATCCGACAACCGTGTACGAAACACCTTGAAGCAAAGCGCGTCGACGTCGCTGCTCAAAGGACGCAATCTGTCGACAAGTGTCCTGCGTCATTTCGCCGCTCTGATCCAGTGCCAGAAGACGGAACCTTTCAGTCTGTGGATCCGTAGTGCTGGCCATGATCTGGTTGGAAGCCGAGCCAAAAGCCTGATCGCTTCCGGATCTCTGTCCGATCACGACGTAATCCGAAAAGACTTCCGTCGCGTCGCGCTGGATCGAACCTTGCAAGATGTTGACGCCCATCTCCAGTCCGCCCGCGGCATTGCCGCCTGCGCCCGGAGAAGTCAGCACCAAACGTCCTGCCGCATCGTCCGTGGCAAAAAGTTGGCCATTTGCCAACAGCCGATTGATCGAATCGAAGACGGTCTCGCCCGGATCGATTGCGTGCTGCGAGATCGGATCCCCCGTCGACACCTGTCGCACGACATCGATGCCGTAGGGACCGCATAAGTCCGCAGCGATCTGCTCGATCGTCTGGCTCTTCCACTGAGAAGCCTGCGGAGTTACCGGCGCAATGATGGTTCCGGAAGGCGGCACTAGTCGTGCCGCTGACCACTGCCCCGTCTGCGTCGCTGAGACGCTCCTTCCAAGCCATGCCGCCGGCGAGCAGTCTACGATGTCAGCGGTTCGACTTCGACCGGACACCGAGACCTGAAGGCTGTCCGACGAGTAGGACATCGGTGTGGCGAAGATGTATCCGGACACAACCGGATCGTCCCCGATCCAAACCTCCACCGGATCTCCGAGTTTGACGGCCGAGATGACATCCTTGGACTGCGGCCACTGATAGGTGATGCCGACCGTAAAGGATCGAGCCGCCATCGTGATGCCGGCCGTGATCGACACGTCCGTCCATCCGGTCAGCTCTTTTCCGGCAGTCCGAAGAATGACTCGATCACTCATTGATAACCTTCAAAACGTTTGGACAAAAGAGCGGATGCTTGACCGCGTTTCTGACCACGATTTCTTTTGCGCGCGCAGCATCGCCATAGAGCTCCATCGCCGTCACACATGCCGGCAGAACCGCTCCCGCGTCGTACTCAGAAAGGCGAGCCGCCGTGCGAGATCGATCTGACAGATCTCGCGACACTGCAGTAGCCGCATTGCGAAGCGCCGTGAAAACGCTGTCGCTTGTAGTGTCCAGCATCTCATCATCGAGCGTGCCGACGATTCGAGTCTGAGAGGCTTGCATCTCGTCGTAAGAGACTGTCGGCTCAGAGCTGGAGCTGTCGTCCTCGTAATCGATCTCGGCTATCGCTGCCTCATCATCGTCCGGAAGGATCGACGACGTCGACACCGTACTGTCGATGTCTGTCCCGATCAGAGTCGAGACGCCGACAGCCTGCACCAAGATCGCGCTACGCGCCAAGGCGTAGACTGCCTCACGGTTTGTCTCGATCACCTCGGCCGAGTGCGGCTTCACTTGGCTGTAGATCGGCTCGTCAGCATCACCATGGAGGTCATCCACGAGCGAGCACAAAGCCGTGCCGACTCGCTGCCATCCCGCGACCGTGGTCGCCAGTCCTGAAAGCCCACAAGCGCCCATGAGCTGAGTCGCAAAAGCTCTCGGATCCGTCGACACAAGATCGATGGCCGAGTTGGCCAAGTCGCTAACGCGGTCAGCAAAGCCGAGCACCTCCGCGATCTCAGATTTCGAGATGATCCCCAAGCTGTCGAGAAGGTCACCGTTAAGCGCATCCTTGACGAAGTCTTCCACCGCCTCCAGGTTGATCGCCTCTGCGAAAGCATCACAGGCCGAGCTCATCAAGCCGTCGGCGGCCGCTCGGGACTGCGACTGCGTCGCCTGTCCCATCTCCGGGAAAGCGTTCAGTCCTGCCTCGACAAAGGTCAGCGTGAAGCGCACGATTCGGCGCGTCTGGCTGAAGGACATTGATCCGCCCGGGCGCGCAATCACCTGCACCTCGCCGAACTCTGGATGAACCAGAGTCCCGGGCCCGGGCTGCTCGATCGCGTCTCGCACGGCGTAGGCCTGATCGACGCAGTCTTCGCCGAGCACAAAGGCTGAGATCTCGTACTCGCGCGCGGCGCGTCCGAGGTCTTCCGTGAAAGGCTCGTCGCGCTGCGGATACTGATGCGTCACAGTACGACGCCCGGCGCTGATGTCGCTGGACTCGACAAAGAATTGGACGCCTCGGAAAGAGGCCGTAAGTCTCTGAGCCATGTCTTACCAGCGCGGCGCGTTCACTCCGCGCCCGCTTCCTTCTGCGTATCTGATCGACGTATTCAAAGCCATGCCTTCAGACGTGCTGCGGGAGATCCGAGTTCCGGGCTGGGCGTTTGCGAAGTTCACGTCCAGTCGCCCTCGCATCTCTCCGAGCTGCGGCTGCGTCACAACCTGCACCACACGCGGGTCGGAGAAGTTTCCGGACGTGCGATAGAAATCTGTCGACCCCATCGCTCGCTTCACGTCTTCTTTGACATCAAGCGTGATGGTCTTTTGCGGCGAGTCGTCCGTGAAAAGATTCATCAGCCACTTCGGCACGACGCCGGCAAGGGAGTCGGTGAGGCTCGAAAACGTCGACACCAACCCGTCGACCTTCTCGTTGATCCAGTCGCCCATCGCTCCGAAAGTCTCCTGGATCCCTTCCCAGATCGAGTTCGCCACGGCCATGATGTCGTCGCCCCACTTCTGCCAGACCATGCTGGCTACGCTGATGGCAGTCAGGATCCATCCGATCGGACCTGTCTTCAAGAAAGCTTTGCCGAGGAACGTCAGAGCTCCCCAGGCGACCTGAGCGAACTTCATAAACCCTGTGCCCCACTTGGCCAATTGCGACAAAACGAGTTTCGGATCCAAGGCCTTGATCACACCGGCCACACCCTTCGTAATGCTCCAGAAAGCGGAGCCGAGCTTCCATGCACCGAAAGCGGCATGAAGCCCCACAACAACCTTGAACATCGTCCCCAAGTTGTCGGTCACGAAGTTAATGGCCGTTCCGACCATCCCGAACTCTTTCTCAAGACGTTCTCCACCGGCCAAAAGCGCATCGATGCCGCTCACAAAAGCGTCCCAATCGACGCTTTCGAGCCATGCGGTCAGACGCTTTGCCCACTCGTCCATCTTCGCCGAGATGATCGGCTGAAGCTTCTCAAAGACCGTCTGAAGCTTTTCGGTCAAAAGACCGAAAGCCGGAGCAAGCTCTCCCATCGCAGAGATCCGGACTCGGTCGAAAGCCTTCGTCAGGCTCGACCACTGCGCTCGGAAGGCCTGCATACGTGCGATGTCGGAGTCCGACAGGGCATTCCCTGCGGCCTTCATGGCCGCTTCGGCATCCCTGAAAGCGTCGGATCCCTGACGCAGGATCGGCAGAAGCTTGGCGCCGGTATCTTCACCAAAGGCTGAAATGGCCATTCGCAGCTGGATGGCTTCATCCTTTTGCCGGGCCACAGCGTCGGCAAAGTCCAAGAAGACCTGATCGGCCGTCTTGATGTGTCCGGACGCATCTCGCGCCTCGATGCCGACGCGCTTCAGAAGTTGAGCAAGCTCGTCCTTGCCGCCGGTGGCGGCGTCAGACAACTCGATGTTCATGTCGCGCAGGCTTTCTGCGAACTCCTGGGAGTCCATGCCTGCGGACTCGGCGACAGTCTGCCAAGCCTGCAATTGCTCGACAGCGACACCCGTCTGATCGCTCATCTTCTTGAGCTCGACAGCCGTCTCGGATGCCGACAAAGTGGCCGCCCACACGCCGGCACCTGCACCGGCGAGAGCGGTGAGACCGGTCATCGCAATGCCTGCACCTTTCGCCAAAGTCTCGAAGCCGCTTCGCATCTCGCGACCGGCCACTCGCATCTCGCGCTGCATCTGCTTGAGTGCGGGGCTCATCCGGTCGACAAGCGTGAAGACCGCTTTTAAGTTGGTTTCATGGGTTGCCATAGCTTTCCCGTATCTCTTCTTTCATCTCCGCCATCTCTTCGACCAAAACGGCCAGAAGCGGCAGGGACGTTTTCATCAGCTCCGCGGGCGACATCCTCCAGAAGTGGGCCGTCCTCAGAGCAACGTGACGGAAAGTTAGGAGCTCGGATTCGCCGTCGACTCTTCCGAGCCCGCTCCAAAAGCAAGCTGAGTGATCACGAAGTCGCGCATCTGCATGAAGTCCTGCAAAGACAGCTTGCCGATCTGAGAGTCGGTCAGGCCGCTCACGCGCGTGATGTAAGCGCTCAGAACTTTGGTTTCTTCGAGCATCCGACGGCGACCTTCCGCATCGATCATCGGAGCCATCACAGGCCCCAGACGGATGTAGTCACCCGTCTCGATGTCGCGAAGAGTCACTTCCGAAGTGCCGTCGACTTCCTTTGCCAGTTTGATCGTCAAAGCCATGTCTTAGCTCCACTGACCGGACTTGCCGGCAAAGTCAAAGGATGCTTCGCCCGCCTCAGACACCGTAGGTGTGCCGCGGACAAAGGCGTTGGAAAGCGTGAAGACTCTGCCGTTTGCCAGCTCGACGCGGATCGTCATTGCCGTGGAGTTGCAGATCTTCTCGAAGTCCGTTTCATCGGTGATCTGCACTGTGCATTGCATGTACGGCGCAATTGTCTGCTCGTCGTAGCCGACGACTTCGTCGCCGACCACGATGTCGGTGCGGTTCTTGGTGGAAAGCGGGATCGTGAAGGATCCCTTTGCAGGGATCGTCGTCCCGTCGACCGTCACATAGGCGGTGCCAGACTGACGTCGAAAAGTCATGTTTGTATCTCCTTAGTACTGAAGACGGAACTGGACCAGCATCGCAAAGATGCGCAACTGGTTCACAAGATCGGGCGGGAAAAGCACATCCAAGCGGTTCGGATCCGTGGCGTTGCGCTCCACGACGATGTACTGCTTGAACGCATCCATGTTCTCGACCAAACCCGCTTCCATCAGATCGGAGTAAGCCGCGATGAGCTCGGACTTGATGATCGACGGCGTCACGATCGCCTGGCCTTCGCCGAACGTCGTGCCATCGTCTGCGAGCTTGTGGCGGCCATACTTGGACGTGATGCGCGTGCGCAAAAAGCGGATGATGTAGCCCAGTGTGTGCAGGGTTTCTGCATCCTGGTACGAGTTGTCCGTCGCACCGTAAGCGTTCTGGATGTAGGTCGTCACTGCGCGCTCGATCTGCGTGTTGCTTGTGGTATCGCAGAAAGTGGCCACGCCCGATGCCAAAAGGTTTTCGCGTTCCGTGCGCGAGAAGCGATCACCGACTCGAGGCGCAGAGATGCCCGTCAGCACAAGCGTCTGGAAGGGACGAGCAGGATCGGCCTTCACCGAAACTGCGATTTGGCCAACTGCAGCGCCCAAGCGATCAAATCCGAAATTCGGATCCGTCTCAGAGACTGCGAACACCGTCAAGTGCGGGTCGTTCTGGGCCTCGCCGATTTCGAGCAGATCTTCGACCGCGCCACGCGAGGCGCTGTAGACATGGCCGTAGAGCTGCACGTTGTACGCCCAGCGCTCAGTCATGGCGGCCTTGGCGGCATCCAGACTGGTCTTGTCGGAGTAGGGAAGCGCGATGAACTCGAAGGGTTCTTCCTTGAGCGCCGCAAAAGCTTCTTCGATGTCCGGAACACCGGTTCCGGCAGTACCGTCTGCAACTGCCACGCTCACGCCTGCCGGCAATTCCTGCCCATTGGCTGCGCCCAGAAGATTGACATTGATCGTCAAGTCGTTGCCGATCACGCCCTTGTGCTTGGACGTAACAGTCACCACACCAAGAGCGGCTTGAGCAGTCACGGGCAGATCAACGTCCGCATTGATCGCGGCCGCAATGTGGCCGGCAATGTCCGATTCCGCTTCGCTTGCCTCGACGCCAACTTGCACCAGTTCGTAGCCCACATAAAGGCTAATCGTGCCGGCCGCAGTTGCCGTGCCGGTTACTGTAACGGTCTTGGTCGCAGCAACACCGCTTGCCGGATCCGCTAGCGGCATCACGTACAGCATGCCGGTCGGATCCTGAGTGCGGTAAGCCGTCACCATTCGATGCAGGATCGAGCCATGGCCGAAGAGCTCGGCGGCCTGCTCGGCAGAGGAGACATAAGTCAACTCGCTTGCAGTGGCCTTGCCTGTCGTCAGCATCGGTCCCATGATCAACGCCTGCATGTCATCGACCGTGGTGTTCGCGGCCGAGTTGTCCACTTCCGCGTAGAAGAGAGGCGTGTAGATCTTCTGCGGGATCGTGTTGAAAGAAATCGCCATGAGTGTCTCCGGCTATAAAAAAAGGCGCTCTCAAGCGCCTTGGGTTTCGATTTTGATTCTGGCCTCCGGTGTGCCGTCCGGCTTGTGCTTTCGAGGCCCGATCTCGTCGACGTCGATGTCGACGCCTTTGAACGGCCCCATCCGCTCATAGGCCACCTGCTGCCAGGTGTCCTCTTTTTGGACAGTCGTGAAGGTCTTGAACTGAAAGCTGTAGATCAAACGGTCGCGTGTCAGCGTCACCAATGATCCACCTGTGTACTCGATCTTGTCGTGAGCCGCATCCGGACACCACCGGAGCAAAGCCTTGAAAAGCTCTGCTCTGAGATCGTCAAGCTGATCGGCCGCCATCTGAGCTCTGGAGTCGTTGTTGTTGAGGATCACCAGAACCGCGAAGTACTCCGTGATCTCCTGGTAGCACTCATTGCCCATGTCCTCGAGGATTTCGCCATCCTCATCCAGACGGACCACGTATGCCGCAGGCAGTTTGGCCTGAGCGATCACCTTCTCAAGATCATCGGTCAGCGCGCCTGCCACTTGCGTGAAGCTCGTACACTCAGCCTGAATCTGAGCGATGATGGGAGAAATCTTCATTTCGAAAACATTCCTTTGAGCGCGGCGTCAAGACCTTGCATCACCACATCCATCGCGCCTTGCTCATGCTCGAGCGCGGCGTCATTGATGTAGTCCCTGCGCTTTTCGATTCTCCAGGAATCGAGCTTCTGACCCTTTTTTCGACGCTTCACACCAAAGCGCAAGAAAGCTGGGTAGAACTGCCAACGGTCATTCTTAATGCGCCCGCCCGTGGTGGGAACTTCCTGCAAAACCTTGAAGCCATAACCGGACTTGAAGTATCGAACTCTGATCGCTTTTGCCAGTGCGCCTGATCGCTTGCCTGGGTATTCGCCTCGAGCTGAGACTTTTTTCTGGCTTGCTTTCTTCCTGGCGCTCTTTCTAATGCCGTTTGCGATTTGGCGAAGATATGGGCGAAAGACCTTCTTGTCGATATCCGCGCGTTTGATCTGGAGCTCCTCAAGTGAGAAGCGAACCTCTTTGGTCTCGATCTTCACTCGACCTCCTCGACGCGACAAGCATCTATGACCGTAAAGCGTTTTGCGCCTTCCAGATCCGAAGTTCTCAGAATCTGATAGCGAACTCCTTCGATCTCGATACACACTCGACCGGTGAGCGTCTCAGGTCTGATCGCACTAGTGCGACGAATCGTGATCCGATGCGTCACGCCGGTCTCAAGCTGTTGCTGCCCAAACCAGTAGGTCAATGCGCCGACCGGTTCGAGCTTCGCCCAAACCGTTGCGATCGGCTCGTAGACTTCCTTGAGCGTGACCCCGTCCTGAACGGATGTCCAAGACAGGATGGTGGCTCTTCGGTTCAGAACACCCGGATCAGTCAGCATCTTTCGTACTCCAATCGATGTATCGGTCAAAAGCCATCTGTCGCATCACGCGATCGCGCAGCTCGACATCCGTGGCCGTTCGGTTCTCATACCAATAGGCGATGATCACGCAGACGGCCATGCGAAGGTCTGCCGGCACCTCATCGACGGTGGCCGCGATCGCATTCTCTTTCTCGACATCACCGACGATGGGGCGGCGAAGACGAGTCTCCGCCAAGCCTGTCGCGGCTTCGATCAGAGCCGAGATCACGCTGTCGTCATCGGATCCGTCGACTCGAAGATAGAGCTTGGCCTCATCGAGTTTTACGCAAGGTGTCGTCATGAGTGTCAGTCCCCGGTTACCCGGGGACTTCCGTCAAAAGTTAGGAACCGCTTTCCTACCCAGCGGAACCGGCACCGATCGCCAAATCGCCACCCACGAAGCAGTTCGCACTTTCGACTGCAAAGGCCATGCGGCATTCGCAGCGGATCGTGTATAAGTTTTTCGTGACGTTGTTGGCGTCCTGCTCGAACATTTCGATGACAGGTGCGGAACGTTCGTAGATCGTGGCGCCCATGATGGGATCCGCGACCATGAACTTTCCTTCGGTCACTTCCGGAGATTCGACCACTCGCAGCCCCCAAGGACGGATGTCGGTACCTGCCTGCAGCGGGCTGCCCATCAAGTAGTTGCCGTTCTTGTCCTTCATGCCTCGGATGGTGTCAAAGTCCATAGGGTTGAGGAAGACGACGGACGGCGTGTAGCCGACCTTGCGCATGGTGGCGCCGCATCGACGAATCAGGTCGAGGACGTTGGAGTCTGCCGGCATGTTGTCTTCGGTGAACCCGTGGACCGTGTAGTTACCGGTCTTGAAGATGCCCGACAAGTTCTGGCCGGTTCCGTCACCGACAATCAATTGCTTTTCAATACGGCGGTTGAGACCGTACATCATGCGATGGTTGATGTAGGCAGCCAGAGCCGGAGCGTCTTCCGCTAGCTGCTTCGTGACTCGGATGAAGTGTGCGATGGTGCGAACCGGTGCATCGGCTTCCGTGAGCTCCATCTTGGATTCGGGCTTGTCACCGCCTTCAGCAGTTTCTGCTGCGGAATTGGTGAACGCCGATTCCTTGAGATAGGAGATCGAGTTCGAAGAGGTCGGAACACCAGGGAAGGCGTCCTTCACGGCGTTCGGCAGTTCGGGCTCAGCCTTGATGCCGCGGTAGTCAGCCGGCACAGAACCTGCAGGTGTCACCACCGGGGAGGCAGCAGCGAGAGTCGCCTTCGTCACCTTGCCTGCAATCAGGTCGGCATAGCCGGAGCTCTGCACAAACTGCGCGCCAAGGGTCAAGGGGACTTCCTTGCCTGCGGCGACGGTCTGGGAATTCTGCTGGAGTTCCAGCATCTTTTTGCCGAGCTTAAGCTGTTCTGCGGCGAGTTCCTTGATCTGGTCTGCAAGATCAGCCGTCTGCTTTTCGTCTTCGGCGCGCTGATCGGCCAACTCACCAAGCTTCTTCTCGATGTTCTCGGCCTGCTCAATTAATTTTTCCATGGGATCCATAAGTCACCTCAAATTTTTTGGATACGGTCAAAGATCGCCTGCAGCTCGTTCTGAGCTTTCAGCGCGACATCCCGTCGCGTATCTGCGGCAAAGCAGGCCTTTGCCTTGGAGAGCAGCCATCCCGACTGCCGATGTGAAAGGTTCGCCACATCCTTCAAAAAAGCCTCGAAATCGCGAACGGTTTCGAGGCTTTCGATGCGGCTGTCAATTTCGTCTGCCGATAGGGTTTGTGTGATCCGAGCTTTGGAGTCTGCCGGCGCTGTGACGATGGAGATCTCGTCAAGCTTTCGGATCTTCGATAACGACACGATTCCCTTGTCGTCGGTCTCCGTATCAGCGGCATCAAAGTAGATCGACACCGATAGGCCATCGACCGTACCGGCTTTCAGAGCGGCATAGACGTCCTTGGCCTGTGCCACGCCTTGCGTGAGTACGCCTTCGACCTTAAGACCAAGCGCGTTCTCTTCAAGCTTGTCCCAGTACCCGATAGGCACAGAGTACGAAGCATGGTTGAAGAACATCTTGGGCTTGGAACCGGATGTGATCACATCCGCGTATGCTCCGGCCAAAATCTTGAAGCCATAGCTATTGACGTTGTTGAAGCGCGTCGCATAGCCTTTCACTCGCCATTCGTGAGTGTCATCCAGACTCAGCTCAACGTCCTTCAGCGAAAGATCAATTAGTTGCTTTTTCATTGCTTTACGTCTCCGACAGGAGTTTGAGGTGCATTGCTTGATGCCACCTCTCCGAGCTTGTCAAGCGGCGCCAGGTTCGTCTGTGCCGTCGGCGTATCTCCTCCCGAAATCGGCGGGTCGTTCTCGAGTGCTCGGACCTCGTTTCGTGTCTTAAATCCGTTCTGGACCGCTGTTGCATAAGCGGCATAACGGCTTTGCAGGTCGCCGCGGAAGAAGGCGTCGAGGTTGAACTCGATCACCACAGATCCACGCTCTTCCGATCTCAAGATGCGGCTTTCGAGAGCCTGCTCGATACTTTTGAGCAGAGGGTTCAAAGTGAACTTGTGGAAGCCGCTCACGATCTCAGCGATGCCGCTTCCCCATGTCGTAGCCCCGGATGCGCCGATTAGCACCGGCGGAACACCGAACCATCGGCAGATCTCTTCGACCCCGTACTTGCGGCTCTCAAGAAGCTGCGACTGCTCAGGCGTCAAAGCGACCTGCTGGAACTTCATGTCGGCCTCGAGCACGATCATCTTCCCGGACTCGGACTTGAAATTGCCGAGCGCCTGACCAATCAAATCATGCTGCCCCTTCTTTCGATCCAGGACATGGTCGACTGTCAGGATGCCACTCGGGCGCCCGAAGTTCTGAGCGTTCTGCATCGTGTACTTTTGCGTGGCCATCGCCTCCTGGACACTTGACCCCATGAACTCGAGCTTGCTGAAGCCAAGGATCCCCGTCCCGATGTCTTTGATGTGCAGAACCTGATCCGGAGTGAGATCGTAGGTCACGCTGTCGCGCACGTACTGATAGACCAAGCGGCCCGTCTGTTTGTCTGAAAAGACGGTCATCTGATCGGACGAAAGAGGCCACAGACTGATGACATCACCGACCGAGTCACGCATGATCTGAGCATAGGCATTGCCTCGCAAAGCCCACTGCAAGATCATTGCCTGCCAGAAGTCGCTGGCGGTCATCACGGCATTCGGTTGGTCGTGCAGGATCGTCCAGAGTCGCGATCCGCGATCGACCTTGCGATTGCCGCGCGAGTCCTCTTTGAAGACCATTAGTGGCAAAGAGCTCACAGTCCCTGCGAGCAAGCGGGCACACGCATAGACCGTAGAGATCTGAAGCGCGATGTCAGGGGACATCGGTGCCGCGACCAGACTGGAGGGCGTCTCGAGCTGCTGCCCAGACTGGTCGGACATGACGCCACCCCACCCGAAGCGACTGAAGAAGCGTCGAATGAAAGGCATGTTCACACCACAATGATGTCGTCGATGAAGTCTGCGAAGCTCCCGCCTTCGTCTCGCTCGGACAAGCACATTGCCAGTCCGTAGATGAGAGCCACGGGACCGTCGATCTTCTGCTCGTAGCGCTCCTTGCGCGGATAGATGTTGTCCTTGGCGTCAAGCTTTGCCACGACATTCCCCATCATCCAATCCATGGCCGGGTTCTCGTCGTGCGTGAGCTTGCCGTCCTGAACAAGAGCTTCGAGCCACTTCATCGGCTCAGATACGTTTTGGACCGTGTTCCGATACTCAACCATCGGAGCACCATCCTCTGAAAGGTTCACGGCAAGCTGAGTCGCTTGCCAAGGGTCATACGCAATCGCCTGGACGTCAAAGCGTGACAAGTCTTCACGGATCTCTTCTTCGATGCGCGAGAGGTCTGTCATCGCGCCGCCAGTCACCGTGATCGCGCCGGTATCGGCCCAACCTTGGTACTGCGCGTTCGTGCTCTTTTCGATCGCGACCTCAGGCAAGTAGAGCTTGGTCGACACATAGAAGCGAGGCTTCCCGTTCTCGTCCTGCTCCTTGAAGACAATCACCTTGGCCGTCACGTCGTTCTTCGCACCAAGGTCAAGCCCGATCACGCAAGGCTTCCCGAGCATGTCATCGAGATCTCGCACGTGTCCGCAGCGCTTCCATGCGACCAAATCCATCCAGGCCGTGCCGGCGGAACACCACACGTCGAGGTGTTTCGTCTTGAAATTGTTGGTCGCGCTGGCGATGGCCATCGCTTTCTTTTGGAGCGGAATGATGACTTCCGGCATCACGCTCACGTCCCAGTTGGGGTTAGCTTTTATGAGCGCTTCCTCGGTAGTCCAGTCGTCGTCTTCGTCGATCGTGTAGATGACGCCAAACTGCGTCTCATCTTCGATCGTCCCATCGAGCACACCGCGGACCATCGTCCGGACTTCGTAGCAAATGCCTGAAGTATCAAATCCGGCAGTCGTGATAACCCATAGCAAAGAGTTCAAGCGCTTGCCCATGGACGTTTCGACCACGTCGTATACCGCTCGGGTCTTGTGAGCGTGAAGCTCGTCGACGCAGGCAAAGTGCGTGTTCAAACCGTCAAGTGTTGAACCTTCTGCGCTCTTTGCTTGGAAGGTCGAGTTTGTCCGCGGCACATAAAGGGCATTGGCCAAGACTTCGAGACCGAAGTTCTCGCGGAGCGCCTGATTGGCCACACACATCTGCTTGGCATCGCCAAAGACGATCTTGGCCTGATCTCGAGTCGTCGCAAAAGAGTAGACCTCAGCGCCCGGCTCTCGATCCGCCAGAAGGCAGTAGAGGGCCACACCGGAACTAAGACAGCTCTTACCGTTACCTCTTGGCACTTCGATGTAGACGCGACGGAATCGACGGCCGCCGTCAGATCGACGTCGCCAGCCGAAGATGGTCGTCAGGATCCAGATCTGCCACGGCTCGAGTTTGATCTTCTGTCCGGCCAAAGCACCCTTGGTGTGTGTCAAGAGCTCGATGAACTTGCAGACGCGGTTCCCTTCGCTTTCCGAAAAAGCGTACAAACCATGTTCCTTGTATCGTCTGCGGTCTGCCTCATTACGGCGGACCGCCTTCTTGACGAACTCGCAGGCAAGAACCTTGCCACTCAGGACATCGGCCTCGTACTTTGCCGCCACTTTGCAAAAGTCTTTAGAAGTCACCAAACTCGTTTCCTTGATCATCGTCTTTCTTCCGGACACTCACACGCGCGCGCGAGCCTGGCGTAAAACCGAGCTCCGTTTCGCACTTGGCCAAGATCTGCTGCACTTTCACAAGCGCGTTAAAAGCAGGACTTAGATTTGGCGTCGGCTCGCCATCCTTCATGAAGACGATGTCGCCTTTCTCAACAAGCTTCGCCAACTTTCGATAGAGCGCGTAGTTGCGCGCCCACCGCTCGAGCACACCAGCATCGAGCGCTGTCAGGACTCCTTCCGGTGCGCACTCCACAGCCAGTTGCCACGCCGCCCGGGCGTCTTTGGTCAGACCCACAGGAGGTTCGGTCGTGAGCGTGGCCGCCGTCATGTCGATCTGGCGGTGTCGCCGGCATGGCTGCAGAGTTCCCTGCGCCGCCTTCACGGACTCATCCTTTCGTGGTCTTGCCAAAGTTCAAAACTCCCAGTTTTGCACGCATAAAAATCGAGGGAGACGGTGCGGTTTGGAAGGTGTAAGCTGAGACTTTTAGACCGCCCCATACCCTTTCCCCGAAAAATGAAGATTTTCCTTGCCTTATTGGCTGCTCTATCCGCCGCCGCTATCACTTTCATTGCCCTGATTGCGGCAGTTTCCCAACTTGAGCCGTCGATTGTGTACTTAATTCCTTTTGTCGTCCCTGTATTTGTCTTTGTGTACACACTCCGGCATTTCCTAAAAAAGAAAGGACACAACACGGTTCAGGAGAAATCGGTCGTCATCAAAACAGAAGATCAGACAGATCTTTCTGACAAGCTTGAACGACCTACTACGAATGAAGACCTCACTATGGATACCACCCGTCTTAAGATGAGGGTATTCTGGATCGCGTTCAAAAAGGTCTTCGGCGAGCGACCAGCTAAGGTCACTCACTACAGGAAAGCCAATGGCAGCTTCAAATCATTTGCCCCATTCAACCCAGAGAGACTCGAGTTTTGCCTCGTCGGCTTGTCCCATGAAAACAGAAGGGACTACATCCGCGCTCACGCTGAGAAAATCGAACAGGAAGCTGTTATTTCGCGCAAAGAAGCTCTCGACAAAGACAAGAATGCAGTCGCGCTAGTCCACAACGGGAAAGTCTGCGGTTTTATCTCCCGTGACTATGCTCCATTCGTTGCCAAGCTCCTTGATCGCAAAGGAGACGAGATCGTGGTCAACACTCATGTCTGGATCGGATCCAGCGCTGAAGCGATATACCTCAACTTCCAGGCCACAACGAAATCAGCTAAACAAGAGCTTCAGAAAATGCTACTTAAGTGCATTGATCTTACGATGTTGTCCGAAGCGGACTGAGTGTCCGAATCCTCCATCTTCCTTGACCGTCTTGCGCGAGTGGCACTCATGGCATAAAGCCTGGAGGTTTCGCTCATCGTAAAGAAGAGATCGATCTCCTTTATGTGGGACGATGTGATCGATGTCGGTCGCCATCACGATCTTTCCCTGCCTGAAGCACTCTTCACAATAGGGGTGCTGCGCGATGAAACGATCTCGAAGCTTCTTCCACCTGTATGTGTAGCCGCGCGCGTTCGCATTGCCCGCGATCTGCACGCGCTTCTGCTCACGCCGCTTTGCTGCCTTGGTCTTTGCCTCGGCGTCACGCCTGGCGCCTGCCTCCTTGTGGCGGTCGCAGTAACGATCGCCGCGAAGAACAGGGCTGTGACATCCAGGGTAGGCGCAGAGAGTGAAGAGCGGCACATCCACCTCGAAAAAAAAAGCCCCGCTTACGCAGCGAGGCCCGACCTTTTCCTTACTTTCCCTTGCTTCAGGGTGCAACAAAGCAGCCATCCGGCTGCCTTCAAACATCACAGAAACACTGGCTTTCACGTTTTGACGTCATTGTGCTGTGCTTCCAAGATTTTTTCAAACCGAATTAGCACGTTTTCGATTTGCTTGCGTCCAAGGTCCAGAATCTTTTCGTAATGGCGCTCTCTGAACTTGAGCTTCTTGGCCGTCTTGGCGATCGACTGAGAGGGCAAGCAGTAGTGCGCTCTCAGCGTCCACTTTGCCTGATGGTACATGAACGGGCTTTCGGCCAAAGACACCCAGGCGCGTTCGACAAGAAGCGCGTCAATGATGTCGATTTTCGGAGGCTGTTCGATGTGATCGTCGCTACTTTCGCCATCATCCTTCCCGTACTTCTTCATGGCACGCCAGAGGTAACTGGATCCGATAGCCGGACGATCTGCCGCCCATCGTCCCCAGTTACGAAGGCGATCATCGAGCGCCTCACGATCGCTTTGTGACATCATGGGAGTCTTTCTCCTTAGTCTTAGCCTGACCACCGTAGTAGTAGCCCTTGATGAACGCGGCACGCTCTTCATGGTCGTGGATCAGGTTGGCTTGACGTGACAAGTTCTCGCCGCGCTGTGCGGCCTGCCATCCGGCTCTATAGGCCGACTCGATCCTTTCGCTCTTCTTCATGTAGTCTCTTCTCCTCCTGCCGGCTAATCACATCTGCCACCTTCGCTTCAGCAATCGCTAGCGCAGCGAGCTCTCCCATACCTGCCTTGTCCAGATCTGCCCTCCGTGCAAGGGAGAGCAGATTCAGGACGGTCTCAAAGTCAAGCTTGATCTGCCTGATGGCCATCACTTGGCTCCAAAGAAGTCGCCGAAGACCTTCAAGGCCTCTTCGGCGGAGGCGCTCTTCTGTGGTGCGACACCTTTGCCGAGATCATCAAGCCGATTCAGCGCCTGCCGATGTTGCTTAACATACTGATCCCGAATTGCTACCGCGTCCTTGTACCGCCCGCAGTTCTCGAGCCAGTGCAGGACATCCAGCAGCACTTCACCATCGATCTCGATCTTGTATCTCATCCGATCACTCCAAAGACGTAGTAAAGAATCCGAAACACGGCGTAAGAGATGACACCGAAGGACAGCCAGCCGATGAAGCCGTAAAAGCAGAACCAAAATCTCGTCCGGGCGGTCGGCCGTCCTTGCTCTTCCCAGATCACGCGCAAGAGCTGCATGATCGGCGCCTGAAGTACCCACAAAAAAAGATTCATTTATTCACCTTTAGGCCTAAAAGACGAGCTTCTCGCCGTTCGGCATTGCCCAGAAACCGTGTAAAGCGGTTGTAGGAAATTTCCTCGTAGAAAGACCTCTGACCCACTCGCCACAGCATCTGCTCGATACGTCTCGCGTCCTCAATCGGCACCCGGACGTAAATCGTTCTCTTTTTCTTCTTCATTTCTTCACCCGATTCCTTTTCAAGTGCCGGACCACTGCCTCGCGCAAGAAACTGACAGCCTCTGCCTGCTGCTGGCGGTCTTCTTCCGAAAGGTCGAAGCCGTCGATGCGTCGAAGCAGCGCCATGGCCTTTTCGATCGCGATCGTGATGCCTTTCGGTCCTGTCTTCTTGGGAGGGCTAGACTCCTGGCAATGCCGATTCATCACTGAGCTCCCGCCTCCGATATGTGCGCCGGCACCTTCCGCCCTTCGAGATAGGCGAACGCTTCCGAGATATGCTTCATGCCTCGCTCGTAATGGGACTCGTAGCCACGGTAGCCACTAGGCTTCGCGCATTGGACGATGAAGTTCTCGAAAGCCATACTGATGCGGTAGTAGTAGGCAGCAGGCAGTTCCGTCTCGATGCACCGCTTTCCGTTACGCCATCCTTCGCGTTGCTGTAGCTGGATGACCTCCATGTCCATCCCGACTTCCTTTGCGCAGTTCTGGACTTTGACAATCAGTCCTTCACACTCCTTAAGTCCAAGATGCTTGCTCATGTCCAGAGCGTGCAAAGCGCGCACCATGGCAATCGCCTTTTCACGCCTGAGCAGGTTCGTGATCTTCGGCCAAGTGTTCGCATCCTCAGCCGCGGAGTGGTATTCACAAAGGCCTTGTCCGTTCACGGGGTCGGTCATAAAGACCGCGAGGCAGTAGCAGCCGGAGGCAAAGCACCGCTGGCGAACATATCTCCCCTTGGGGTGTACCGATTGCTCGTGCTCTTTGTCGGCAAAGGCATTGCGCTTAGTGGAGTTTTCGGCCATTTTCGTAGTTCCCCTCGTAGATCTTCACAAAGTTGCTTGAGTTGTGGATCCAGTCGAACGACGCCTTAAAACCGCTGTTCTTCGACCTGCCCATGAGAAAGTCGCTCCTCGACACCTTGTCGTAGAAGTCGCAGAAGCCGTCCAGGACGTCTTGTGTCTGCTTGCTGTTGACGATGTCCGCAATGTCGGCCCATCTCTGCCGGAGATTGCCCATGCGTTGCTTGTTGAGCTTCAGGCACATGCCAAGTACAGCCCCTAAGCGCGCGTTGTAGCTGTCGACAATCCGCTGATAGGGAACCGAAGGAGCACGCTTCGGCGCGTCGGCATCGCCGTCAAGCGTGAGCGCAGGTGAAGCCGACGAGGATGTATCGTCAGATACATCCTTAATATCCTGTTCCTGTTCCTGTTCCTGATTTCGATACGGTTCCGTAACCGTTTCCGAATGGTTCCGTTTTTTCCTGCGGTCAAGGTACTTTTTCAGAGACGGCAAAACGGCCTTCACATAATCGGAACCCTTGATTTCACAGGCCTTCACGACGGCTTCGGCTACTTCATCAACAAGCGGGCAATCAGGAATTTCATCGAAAAACGCCACCAGCCCCTTTGCGCAATTGGGATTCATCGGCGCGTTGTACTTCAAAAAGTTGCAAATCCAGATCAAATTACCGTTATCGACCCGTATCAAACCCATATCGGAAAGGTTCCTTAACCGTTCCGAAACGGTTTCGACAGGCTTATTGAGATACGCCGCAAGAACACTGGGAGACATCGGAATGGTTCCGATTTGGTTGACCTGCGGGCATGTGAGCAGATAGATGAAAAGGAGCTGGCTCCCTTCATCTAGGCTCATAAATTTCGCATCCATCCAGATGCGGATGTCTATAGTTCTGTACCTTGCCATAGTGATCCTCGCTACTGCTTCGGATAGACGGCAGGATTCAGTTCGTGCAGGCTCAGCCCTGTGATTTCAGCCACGGCTATAGCCCATCCATTTCTAGCAGGAACGGCCTTGATTTCAGTACACCACCAACGAACGCCTTGAGCGGAAATGCGTTTGCCGCTCGTCGTCAATCGTCGTGCTAACTCTGTCTGCCCGCCCACAACAGCGCAGGCCTTCTCTGCGCCATTCAATTTTTGGATGCTTGTCATGGTTATCCTCGTAACAAGATATGCTTGTATTTTATGATGACAACAAGGGAAAAGGCAAGCTTTACTTGTTTTCGCATCTTAAAGCGTTACTTGTTACCATCCAGACAAAGGAGGTCACCATGGCTAGTAAAACGAAGGATGTTCTGGTTCAGCTGATGGCCGAGCGCGGTCTTACCCAAAGTGACATTGCTCGCGCTTTGTCAGTACGGCCTCAGGCAGTCCAGCAGTGGGTATCAGGGAAAACAAGGCCGACAGGTAAAAACTTGGAAGCTCTTGCCGAGTTTTTACAGTTGCCTCCGGCTGTCATCGTGCATGGGCCTGCAGCCGACAGGCTCACTGCTTCAACTGTCGATTTGGACAACGGGCTTATATCCATCCCGAGGTTCACGGCACGAGGCTCCTGCGGCACCAACCTGATTGGAAATGCTGGTGACCGTACTATCATCGACATGATTCGACTGACCGAAGCTTGGATCAGAGCTAAGGCGCCTTCGGCCAATTTGCGGCATCTGGAGATCATCACAGCCAATGGTGATTCCATGGCTCCGACGATCAAAAACCTCGACTTTGTCTTTGTCGACCGGACCTACACGGATGTCAGGGGTGAAGGCATATACGCTGTCACTTACTGCGGTGATACCTACATCAAGCGCATTCAAAAACAGGTTGATGGCAGTCTTTTGCTTATTTCTGACAATGTGAGGTATCCACCGATCACGGTGACCAAGGATCAACTGGATAGCGTGATCATTGAGGGACGTTGTGTTCTGTATTGCTCGGCTGAGGAGCTGTAGTCAAAGAGCTATTTCCCTGCACACATAACACTCGACTTCACCAAAACGACAACCGCCCACCGGGGCGGTTTTTTTTGTACCTGTTTAAAGCTTTCCTTGACATAGATCAATATCCAATCGAATCACCTACAAGCATCCCTTGCAAGCGCTTTCCTGTCGTTGTAAAGTTTTGCTTGTAGTTAAACAAGCAACTTACAAGAGGCCAAAAATGACAACTCGCACCATCAACACCACGACGCTGACCGAAGTCGAACAGGGCCAGTTTATTAAGGGCTGGAAGGAAGCTGGCGGTTACATAGGCGACCTAGAAGCTCCGATTCCTTGGTGCTGCCCGTGGATGTACGAGGAAGAGATCGAAGTCCGCGGCGAGACGCCCTACGACTGGGGCGCTTCCTGGTGGCACACCATGAGAGCCGACGTGGTCGCAACTCTTGCTAGTGAGGAGACGATATGACGGGCCGCCAGACCACTGATCAAACCACTCAGGAACAGCTCACCGCCATCGCCGCAGCCGAAATGGCCAAAGTCGAGTGGTCTTCTTACGAAAGGATGCTCCTGCAGTACCTGCGAGGAGACATTCTTCGAGGCGACAAAGAGTCGGCAAAGGTCTTCTTGAATGATCTTTATGTCGTTGTCTGCAAGAAGCGCGCAGCTCTGATTGATCTCGAGTCGGAACTCTTTCCCTACAAGATTTACAACCCAGACCGCAAGGAGGCCAAGAAATGACACGACTGATCCAGTGGCTCATGACCGAAGACAATCACGGCGACTCGCCGATCTGGCTCGCGGCTTCTGTGGCGACAGGCCTTGCAAGCCTCCTGTGGATCTGTGGACTGCCAACCTTCTGAGACGCCTTCTGGCTGGCGCTGCTGATCTTCCACCGCTTTTTTGGCCTCTTTGAGCGGTAGCGGCGCCAGCCACAAGACCGAGTCTTTTTTCCTGTCACCGGCAAATTTTTCCCTTCAACCCATCGTATGCGCAATCTCTCGCAGCCGGTGGCAGGAAAAAGGGCTCGAGAGCACTTGAAGATGTACCCGGCTGCGGGAGGGCTCATTCCCCAACCCCGCAGTTAAAGATGGTCGATCCGCGGGTACATCACCAAGGGCTCTCCGTCCTTGAAGGAGGATCGTCGGAAGCGACGCTAAAGCCGTCAATATCCCCCGTGAAAATGGATAGAGGGGACGAAGGAGTGAAAGGCTCCGGACCGCTGTGACCCTGCCGAGGTGGGCAGGCTGAGTGCGAGCGCGACACGGATCCGGATGGATACCGTTAGCGGGGGTGACGCCGCCCCGTCAGGCCTTGGCCTTTTCGAAAGAGAAGGTCCACGTGAGCCTCTTCGACCATTTGCGTGGTGTCACGAAAAAGGTCGAGCAGGTTGACGTGGAACAACCCCGCACGCTGAGCCTTCGCAGACGCGACCACGGTAGTGCGCGTGCCGGCGCCGCTCTATGACCGAAGTGATGCGCAACCCGCGGGGTTTTCCTTTTTTTTTTCGCAGGAGATCCAATGCAAAACATCCAACTGTTTGTCGGCCTGATCGTGATCGCCTTCATCGGGTTCCTTGCCGTCGGCATCGTCGGCGCAGGCATCTGCTTCTGGATCGATCTGGTCACCGCCATCGTGAGGTAGTCATGCAAGACATAGACCCGAGACTAAAGATCATCGCCAACCACTTTGGTTTTCAAGCTCAAGCCGAGAAGGCCATCGAAGAGATGGCCGAACTGATGGTCGAGATCAAACATATCGAGAAGCGGAGTGAAAACTCAGCATACGATTACGTGCGCTTCATCGAAGAACTTGCAGACGTGAAGATCATGATCGATCAGTTGGTCTTCCTCGTCCGCCAGGGCAAAGAGTGTGCCGACAGTTTCGACCTTCAGACCGAGTACAAGATCGAGCGCACATTGCGGCGCGTCGAGGCTGAAAAGGAGGACGTATGACGACCTACCGACTTCGAGACCGAAAGCTCCAGCAGAAGCTCGACGAGCTCAGTCATGGCGCTTTTTCAGAGATGCTCAAGACAATGGGCAGATTCTTGGTGAAAAAGCAAGCCACCAACGTCCAGCTTGGCGAGAGCCGCTTCACCGTCACGCTCTTCAGAGAGGACATTGAGATCGCGCCGGAGTACGACCCGAACGATTGGAATGTCTTTCCGGACGTCACTCCTCCAGAAGGCGTAATGATGCGGTGCATTATCAAGACGCCTGGCAGAAATCTGGATGGACCTGAGCCTGAGCTTCCGAAGATTTGTGCACGCACTTCAGGCGTTTGGGATGGACGACGATGGCAATTCTTTGGGTATGGAAGCCTTTGCGAAGGCAGCACAGTCGAGTACCGCACATGGGAGTGACCAATGCTTCGATTCCCCGAACAATATGAACGCGTGCACTTTCCGAGCGGGCGTTTGTACCGAATTCCCTTTAATGGCGTAAAGCTCACCGTGATTGCGACGCTGGACACGGACGACAAGGGCATAACTTGGGAGCACGTAAGCGTTTCTCTCAAGCACCGAATTCCAACCTGGCAAGAGCTGAAGTTCATCAAGATGCTCTTCTGGGATCCGGAAGACGAAGTGCTCCAATTCTTTCCGCCTCAGTCGGAGTACATCGACTTTCACAAAAACTGCCTGCACCTATGGAGGCCGATCAACGTTGATCTTCCTTGGAGGAAAAAGTTATGAGAAAGACCGAAGCCGTGTGGCACAAGTTCCCCGAAGAAACTCCGCCAGAAGGCGTTCAGATCTTGGTGACTTGGAAGGGCGAAAACAACAGCTTCGAAGTGACTTTGGGCTTCTGGAAGTTCGACAAGTTCACAGGTGGAACGTTTTCGCATCCGTATGACTGGGTGGCAACACCAATCGCCTGGGCCGAACTGCCCGAGCCGTACAAACCGACACCATGAAAAACGCCAAGAAACCAGCCCCGTACCCTCCGCCGGAGATCGTTCGCCTCGGCGACGGCATGGTCGCTCAGGTCACAGATTTCGCCTTCGAGATTTACGACGCGGATTTCAATCTCATCCTTCGCATCTCTGAAGACGATGGCTTCATCTGTGCAACCGCCTCAAACGGCTCCCGCTCCGATCTCAACCCTGACTTCCTATCGAAGCTCGCGGAGCGTCTCTGGCACTGGGCTCGAGTCGTAGAGACCCGAGCTAACGAGTAACTTCTTCGGCCGCCTCCGGGCGGCATTTTTTTTGCCACTGACATGACAACCACCACACATGACACCGCATGGGAAGCGCACTGCGCCAGGATGCAGCGAGGCGTCTACGGTCCTCAGGAGCGCATCAAGAAGCTGCGCACCTTCGTGTCCAAGTACGGCGTTCTTCTGGCGGCCTGCACCATCGCCGTTCCACTCATCACCTATTTCGCTTACTGGAAGATCACATCCATCCTTTGAGGTACTTATGGCATCGACTGAAATCGCACAGATCGACGACAAGCAGCTGATCCAGACTCTGAAAAACTCGCTCTATCCCGGTGCCGCTGACGCATCGGTGCAGATGGTTCTGGACTACTGCCGGGCACGTCACCTGGATCCTTTCCTTCACCCAGTGCACATCGTTCCGATGTACGACAGCAAACTGAAGGCAAACCGTGACGTCATCATCCCCGGGTTGAACCTATACCGCACACAGGCGGCCGAGAGCGGCCGTTTGGCCGGAATCTCCGAGCCGGAGTTCGGCGACCTCGTCACTTACACCTATGGAGGTCAATCCCTGACCGCTCCGGAATGGTGCCGCGTCACCGTCAAGCGTCTGCTCAAGACTGGCTTCGTGGCCGAGTTCACTGCTTTGGAGTACTTCACGGAAGCCTGTGCAGTTTCGAAGGAAGGCATCCCGACCCCGATGTGGCGAAAGAGACCCCGCGGGATGTTGGCCAAGTGTGCAGAGAGCCAGGCGCTTCGCAAGGCGTTCCCGGACATCTGCCCGGATCGCACATCTGAGGAAGCCGAAGGCCACGACATCGATCCGGACGCACCGGACATCGTCGACGAGAGCCAGATCCAGTCGCCTGAAGAACGCGAGCTCGCGCAGCTGGCTTTCGCAGCCGCTAATGAGGGAAGCGAAAGCTACAAGGCTTTCTGGCAGAGCCTCACCAAAGAGCAGAAGCAGCAAGTTCGCGCACTGTACCCGAAAGGCCTAAGCGAGGTGGCAAAAGAAGCCGACGCAATGGCCGCAGAAACTGAATAGGAGCAACCATGACTCAACTTGCACTCATCCGCCAGGGAGGTCTTCTGGAAGACATCGATGAAGCCCTGCGCGAACTCAACCGATGTGTTGGCTATATCGGAAAAGGCGGCACCTTGACGATCAAGATCTCTGTGAAGCCCGCTACGAAGACCAGCGGATCTTCCGTGATCGTCAGCGATGACATCAACCTCAAGACGCCGAAGATGCCGACCGCTGAGACGATCCTTTTTGCGACCGATGACGGCGATCTGTGCGAATCCGATCCCCGCCAGCGCAAGCTCAATTTCGACAAGGTAGAGACGACAGAAGAGCCGGCTGCCGAAGCAGAACGTTTCAAGAAAGTGAACTGAGGTACCAACCATGTCTGAAACCAACATCCAGAACTCCACCCCCGTCGAAGTCGCAAAGCCCTTCGCCATGAGCATCCAGGGCGTTCCGCACATCGCTGTGCCGAAAGACTTTGTGGTCAGAACAGCCGATGAGCTGCTCCCGAACCCGCCGAGAGATGCCCGGACCGTGAGAGTCATTGATGCCGACAGCTTCAAGAGCTACCTCGACATCCACAAGACCACACGAGCCGCAGTCCATGTGAACTCCAAATGGCCAGATGTCGGCTGCGACGATTGTCTGGCCTGCGGATTTTGCGACGATGCCGACAGCGTCGTGACGAGCTGGCGAGACCATCAAGTCAAACTCGACCCGCTGCTCAGCAAAGACTTTGTCGAGTGGCGCGACATCGATGGCAAATCGCTGTCACAGGTTGAGCTGTGCCGCTTCCTTGACCGCCACCTTTCCAACATCGTTCGTCCAGAAGATCAGCCCAAGGCCCCGACGTCGTCTGAAGTCCTGACCTTTGTGTCGAACTTGTCGGACGTCAAGAAGGTGGAGTTCAAGAAGTCCGTGAATTTGGACAACGGCAGAGTCCAGCTCACCTACAACGAGCTCGACGCCGACGGCGGCACGGCAAACATCTCGGTTCCGCGTGACTTCTGGGTCCAGCTGCGTCCGATCGTCGGCCGAGAAGACCGCTACAACGTTCTGGCCACCATGCGGTATCGAATCGTGGATTCGACCAAGCTGGTCTTCACGATTGAGCTTCGAGACCTGGACATCCTGCTCGAGGAGATGCGCGACGAGATGGTCAAAGAGCTCCGCGAGAAGGTCGCCCCGATCCCTGTCTTTTTGACACGCTGATATGCACTGGCTCCCTTACCCCATGTGCAAGCCGCACGTGGTCGCCACGTACATCACGACGGTCGTGAACAACCTGAACCGGTTCTACGAGGTCAAGCTGCTCTCGTGGGATGGCCGCAGGTGGGACTCGACGAAGTGGGAAAGGGTGCTGGCTTTTGTGCCGGCGCCTGTCCCGCCGCGTTATGTGCCGCCGTGGGAGAAAGATCAACGAAACCAGTCAAAAGACGAGGAAAAAGATGTCTGATGGATTCATTAAGTATTCTGCGCTGGCCGCCTTTTTTCGTATCACAGAAGACGAGATGCGAAACTGGCTGGCGACCGGCATCGCCCCGGACCACCTTCGCGTGCCGGGCCGCAGCAATGGGCCTCGACTGGCGGATCCGGAGGTCCGAGACTCGGATCTTTGTACCGCTGCGGACGTCTGCGCCTTTTATCGCATCTCTACGGAGACACTCCGGCGATGGCAAAACATCGGCAAGTTTCCGCGCCCGGACGGACCGGTTCTCGGACATTCCAAGCTTTGGCGAGTCCGAACTGCTCGAAACCCGGCTCTCAAGCTTAAGCGCCAAACGGCCTGACATACCCCGATCAAGCACTGCGCTTGGTCGGGGATTTTTTTATTTTGGAGAAACAGAATTCTGCCCATGCGGCCATCATCGGACGGCGCTGTTCAAGCAGGTCTGAGCGTTGGTAGGCCTGCTCAACCTCGTTGCCGGTCTGGTGCTGCAACGCCTTCTCGGCAAGCACGCGATCATAGCCGTGCTCTGCGGCCCAGTCGCGAAAGGTCGAGCGCATGCCATGAATGGTGAACCCCGGCTTGAGCATATGTAGCATCTTGATCGGGGAATCGAGAGCAATATGCCCCCGCATGCGGTAGCCGAAGAAAATGTATTCGTTCACATGCGGGAAAGTCTTGAGCCACTTGAGGACCTGCGGGCTCAAGGGGACGCGATGAGGCTCAGGGCGACCGTCCTTGCGTCGAGGGCAGATCCACACGCCGTTTTTAAAATCGATTTCCGACCATTGTGCAAGGCAAAACTCATTTGCTCGAGCTGCAGTCAAGACACAGAACATGATGGCCTTGGACACAACGCTCAGACGGCCGTTGAGGTTCTCAAAAAGATCAGGGACCTCTTTCCAGTTAAGAGCAGCGTGATGGTCGACTAGCATGATCTTTGACGGTGCCGGCAAGAACTGGTCAAGGTTGCCCTGCCACTTAGCCGGATTCTCTCCCTGCATCATGCCTTGGGAAAGCGCGTAGACAAAAACGGCGCTCAAGTAACGCTGGAGATTGGCGGCAGTCTCGGTTCTGTCGAGCCATATTGGCTGGAGAATGGCCAGGATGTCATCTCTGGTAATGGAAGAAATCGGCTTGTCGCCTAGTGACGCCATCGCGTACTTGCGGATGGTTCGCGTCCATCGAAGAGCCTGGCTTTCGGTGCGCCACTGCCGTACACGCCGCTGGTTTTCGATGCACTGGGGCACGACCTCGGAAAAAATGGCGAGACGTTCTCGAACCTTCTGCATGGTCGCCCGCTTGGGCGTCACGATGTCCTCGCCGCTGCGCACCTTCTGGCGCAAGTCAGCAGCAAGTCCGCGAGCCGCTGATAGCGGTATGGAATAGGCAGAGCCGAGGCCTACGTCTTTGAGCTTACCTCCGATCTTGTAGCGATAAACCCAGCTGCGCGCGCTTCCCTTTACGAAGAGGTAAAGGCCTTGGCCGTCGGAGTGTCGGCCGTCCGGCAGTTTCTTGATGTCTGAAGCTCGGAGTTTGTTGATGGCGCCCATTTTTGACGGTATCGGTATGGAAAAATTCGAGGGATCCCTGTGGGGAAGTATGGAAATTTGTGGACCATTGTAGCCCTTTCCATACTTTTTCCATACCCGAAACGCCTGCAGAGCGGGGTTTCGTGTGGGGTGCTGTGGGTACAAAAAAACCTCAAAGCCTTGTTTTGTGGGCTGTTGAGGTTATTTGCATCCTCTTGAGAGGGGATATATGGTGCCGGTGAGAGGATTCGAACATCCGACCTTCGCATTACGAATGCGCTGCTCTACCAGCTGAGCTACACCGGCACACTTGTTTTTCCTTCGAGGCGTTTGTCTCTCGAAGAGATGCGCATTCTACAGAGCTTTTCGAAAAATGCAAGAGTGCGATCAAATTTTTTAGATCATCCTCTGACTCAGTCTTTGTGAAGCCGATTCCGACGAGAGGCCCCGAACCTCGGACCTTCGTATGACGTCAA